GAAAAGAGATGGTTCCCTTGAGGAAATGAGATATGATAAGATTACACGAAGAATTAACGTATTCTGTAATGATTTAGATTTAGAGTATGTTGACCCTACCTTTGTTACATTAAAGGTGACACAGGGGATATTTGACGGTATATCAACAACAGAATTGGACGTATTGGCAGCTGAGACAGCTGCAGCTATGGCCACTACACATCCCGACTACTCAAAATTAGCAGGAAGATTGGCGGTTTCCAATTTACATAAAACAACACCAAAAAAGTTTTCACAATCGATTAAGGAATTGTATTCATTTGTGGAACCTAAAACAGGTAAAGAATCGTCACTTATTGACGACGACATTCACAAGTTTGTGTTGGCAAATAGAGAAGTGTTAGACGGGGCAATTAATCAAGAAAGAGATTTCATGTTTGATTATTTTGGATTTAAAACATTAGAACGTTCATATTTGTTAAAGATTGGTGATAGAGTTGTTGAAAGACCTCAATACCTTTACATGAGAGTTGCGGTCGGTATTTGTAATGGTAACGTTAATGAAGCAATTAGAATTTATAACGACCTATCTGAACACTACTATACCCATGCTACACCAACATTATTCAACGCGGGTACTCGTAGACCTCAAATGTCTTCTTGTTTCTTAGTTGGGAACAAAGGTGACGATATCGATGGTTTATTTGATACGTTGAAGGATGTTGCTAAGATTTCTAAATGGGCCGGTGGTATTGGTCTACACGTACACGATGTGAGAGCTAAAGGTTCATACATTAAAGGGACAGGTGGAGAATCTGACGGATTATTACCAATGATGAAAACTTACAATGAAGTTGCTCGTTGGATTAACCAAGGTGGTAAACGTAAGGGTTCATTTGCAGTATATCTTGAACCATGGCACGCTGACGTATTTGATTTTATTGATTTAAGAAAAAATCACGGTAAAGAAGAAATGAGAGCGAGAGATTTGTTCTTAGCAATGTGGACACCGGGGTTATTCATGGAAAGAGTAGAAACTGATGGTGATTGGTCTTTATTCTCACCTGACGAAGCACCTGGATTATCAGATGCGTACGATAGTCCTGAAGATAAAGCGTTCACTCGTTTATATGAACAATATGAACAAGAGGGTAGAGCAAGGAAAGTGGTTAAGGCACGAAAATTAATGGATGCAATTTTAACTGCACAAATTGAAACAGGTACACCTTATATGTTATATAAGGACCCGGCAAACTACAAATCAAACCAAAAGAATTTAGGTACTATTAAATCTTCAAATTTATGTACTGAAATTATTGAATATAGTTCACCTGAGGAACAAGCTGTTTGTAATTTGGCGTCAATTGCATTACCAAAATACATTGTTGATGGAGAGTTTAGTCATCAATTATTATATGACCAAACTTACCAAGTTACAAAAAACTTAAACAACGTAATTGATTTAAACTTCTACCCAACAGAAGAAACAAAACGTTCAAACTTTAAACATAGACCAGTTGGTCTTGGTGTACAAGGTTTGGCTGACGTATTCTGTATTTTAGGTTTGGCGTTTGAAAGTGAAGAGGCAGATAAGTTACAAACTGAGATATTCGAAACAATATATTTCGCAGCGATGACTTCATCGAAAGATTTAGCAAAAGAATTCGGACCGTATGAATCTATTGTTGGTTCACCTATCGAAAAAGGAATATTCCAATTTCAAATGTGGGGTAAAACTGATGGTGATTTGTCAGGACGTTGGGATTGGAAATCATTGAGAAAGGAAGTTGTTAATTATGGTGTTAGAAACTCATTATTAGTGGCTCCGATGCCAACAGCGTCTACGGCACAAATTTTAGGTAATAACGAAGCGTTCGAACCATTCACAACTAACCTATATTCACGTAGAACATTAGGTGGGGAATTTATTGTTATCAATAAACACTTAGTAAAAGAATTGGTTAAACTTGATTTGTGGAATGATGCCATTAAGAACAAATTAATCATGGAAAATGGTTCGGTTCAAAATATTCCTGAAATCCCAACTGAATTGAAAGAAGTTTATAAAACTGTTTGGGAAATGTCACAAAAGAGAGTTTTACAAATGGCAGCTAACAGAAGTATCTTCATTGACCAATCACAGTCATTAAATTTATTTGTGGACAATGCCACAAAACCTAAATTATTGGCAGCACACTTATATGGTTGGAAATTAGGATTAAAAACAGGTATGTATTACTTAAGAACAAGAGCGGCGGTCGATGCAATTAAGGGATTAGGTGTTGATATGTCAGCAATGAAACCTATTGAACAGACATCCTCAGTAAACAATGTAGATGTACCGACTAACAATACTCTAATAAGTGAACAAACTCCTGAAGTTGTAATGACATCAGAAAGACCAACAGATTCACCTTTTGAGTGTGAAGGATGTGGTTCATAACATATTAGATGATTAAACACTAAAAACCTTAACATTTGTTAAGGTTTTTTTATTTATTACCATTTTACAATTATTTATATTTATTGTTATGGCTACATACGGTATAGACTTCCCATTTAGGGATAGTGCAATTGGTAATTACGTTAGATTAACCGCAACCCCTGAAAAGGAGGTTAGAGCGAATTTAATACATCTACTCCTAACAAGAAAGGGAAGTAGATTCCTATTACCTGATTTCGGAACACGATTATACGAATACATTTTCGACCAAAACGATATTATTACACATAACAACATCGAAGAAGAAATCAGAGAAGGTGTAAAGAAATACATACCAAATCTTGATATTAATTCAATTCAGGTAATGTCAGCAGAAGACGACCCCGAACAGATGATTACATCCGTGAGTGAAGATGAAGACGCAAGATTATTTAGAGTATCGACTGCAGCGAACAAACCGTACACTGCAAAGGTTAAAATTGATTATACGGTTAATAACGGTACATTTACCACACCAGATTTTATAATTATTAATTTGTAATATGTCAAAACAAATATCATACGCAACAAGAGATTTTGCAGGACTTAGAGAAGAATTGGTTGACTTAACCAAACAGTATTATCCTGAACTAATAACCAATTTCAACGATGCTTCGATTTATTCGGTGTTATTGGACATGAACGCAGGTATTGCGGATAACTTACATTATCACATTGATAGAGTTTGGCAAGAGACGATTTTGGACTTTGCACAACAAAGACAATCATTATTTCACATTGCAAAAACTTACGGTATTAAACTACCTGGCCCGAGACCATCAATTGCGTTATGTGATTTTTCAATTAATGTACCTGTAAAGGGTGATAAAGACGATGAGAGATATGAAGGTATATTGAAATCAGGAGCACAAGTTTCAGGTGGTGGACAAATATTTGAAACCGTTGAAGATATCGACTTTTCAAGTCCTTTTAATAGTAAAGGTGAACCTAATAGATTGAAAATACCTAATTTTGATGGTAACAATAAATTGGTTTCATATACAATTACTAAAAGAGAGGCGGTAGTAAATGGTGTAACAAGAATTTACAGAAGAGTAATTACATCTACCGACCAAAAACCATTCTTAAAGATTTATTTACCTGAAAGAAACATATTAGGTGTTACATCGGTAATTCATAAAGACGGTGGAGGTTACGGAGCAAATCCAACTTCAGATGAATTCATGGGAACCGATAATAGATGGTACGAAGTAAAATCACTTATTGAAGATAAGATATTTGTCGAAGACCCAACTGAGGCATCTGATAAAGATAATTTCAAATCAGGTGATTATATGGGTATCGTTAATAAATTTTACACTGAATACACACCTGAAAACTATTATTCACTGACCTTTGGTTCGGGTAACGTGGACCCAATGGATAACTTGGACAATTATATGACAGGAAACATGAAAGTTAATCTTTCTACATTCCTTAATAATACCTCATTAGGTGCTATTCCAAAAACCAACTCAACTTTATTTGTAAAATATCGTATTGGTGGTGGTAAAGATACGAATTTAGGGGTTAACGTCATTAGTTCGATGGATACCTTCGAATATGTTGTAAACGGTCCTAATACATCAATAAATGACCAAGTAAACCAATCATTAAGAGTTACTAATATTACACCGGCAGTTGGAGGTTCAGACGCACCTACAGTTGAGGAGATTAGAAACATGATTGCATATAACTTCGCAGCACAAAACAGGGCAGTGACGTTAAATGATTATAAATCCATGATTGAAACCATGCCAGCGACATTCGGAGCACCGGCAAAGGTAAGTGTAATGGAGGAAGACAACAAAGTTAGAATTAAGTTGTTATCATATGATGAGAATGGTAATCTAATTGACACCGTATCTAATACGTTGAAAAATAACGTTTTAAACTATCTTTCAAAATATAGAATGTTAAACGATTACTTAGATATCCAAAGTGGTGAAGTCATTGATTTAGGATTAGAAGTTGATTTAGTTGTAAATAAAAATGAAAATTCAACAGATATTATCAAATCCGTTGTTCAACAAGCAACATCCTTTTTCTCAATTGATAAGAGAAAAATGGGAGACCCACTATTAGTTGGGGATTTAAAAACTCAAATTGGTAATGTGGTTGGTGTTGTTAACGTTGTAGATATTAGAGTTTACAATAAAATCGGTGGGGATTACTCTTCAGCACAAGTTTCACAATCATATAAAGATGATGTAACAAAAGAGATTCTACAAGCTGAAAGTACTATATATATGAAGTCAAATCAGATATTC